TATGACAATGCTCAAGAAGCATGGACAGCTCGCTACAACCACGAAACTATCGCCCTTGGCTTTAGCTTGACTGAAGAAGCAATCGAAGATAACCTCTACGATTCTCTCTCAGCTCGCTATACCAAAGGTCTAGCTCGTGCTATGGCTTATACCAAGCAAGTTAAAGCTGCTGCGGTATTGAATAATGGCTTTAATACCCAAGTTACTTATGGTGACGGGCAAGCCTTGTTCTCTACAGCACATCCTTTAGTTTCTGGTGGTACCAATGCCAATACTCCATCAACCCCTGCTGATTTGAACGAAACTGCACTTGAAAACGCTGTTATTCAGATTGCTGCGTGGACAGATGAACGTGGTTTGTTGATTGCTGCTCGTCCTAAAAAGCTTGTTGTTCCACCAGCATTGCAGTTCGTTGCAACTCGTTTGTTAGACACAGAACTCCGTGTTGGTACAAACAATAACGATATCAATGCTATTAAGAACAATGGTTCCGTTCCAGAAGGTTACGCAATTAACCACTTCTTGACCGCAACTAACGCATGGTTCTTGACCACTGATGTACCAAATGGTTTGAAACATTTTGTTCGTATTCCATTGCAGAACTCAATGGACGGGGATTTCGATACCGGTAACGTACGTTACAAATCCCGTGAGCGTTATAGCTTCGGTGTTTCTGACCCATTAGGTGTATACGGTTCATATTAATCTGCAGCAAGCAAACGTAAAGAAGTTTGGACCCCGCTCAAAAGGCGGGGTTTTTCTTTTTAAATACTTGCATAATATAAAAAGCATGGTATTATAGTCCTAAGGAACTTAATCATGCCATATGCACAAGACTACATAGGGATCTATAAAATTCGTAATAAAGTTACGGGTAAATGCTATGTTGGCCAATCGCAACATGTTAAAAAACGTATTCATGAACATTTTCGCCTTTTAGAAAAAGGTTATCATGTAAATCGTATATTACAAAATTCATACAATAAGCATGGTAAAAATGCTTTTGACTGGGCATTAGAAGTTGAGTGCGTAGATACAAAAGATTTAGATGATCTTGAAAATGCATTTTTGCAAGGTCAGGCATATTTTGACGAGCCTACATATTTTAATATTGCTAATACTGCTAAAGCCCCAATGCGGGGTAAAAAACACACTCAGCATACTAAAGATATGATTTCGCTTACCAAATTAAGTAATAAAAAACCCGTAACAACAGAGCATATTGAAAAATTAAAAAAGGTTCGGCAAAATACAGCCTTATTAAATTTAAAATATTTTGCAATTGTTAAGTTTATAGTTAATAATCCAGATATGTCCTACGCTGAGAGGGGCCGTGTCACTAGTAAAGATACATCTACTACTAGAAAAATTGCTCTCAAATATTCATATTTAAAGGAGTTGTAAAATGGCACGTACCGTACTAGAAGGTCCGATTCTATCGGGTGATAATCGTTTTGGTCCACAACGTGACGTTGGTCCAGTCTTATTGGCTCAACAAGCCTTTTTAGATTTTTCTGTAACTTCCGCAGGTCAAGCTAATTATGGTGGCGGTTCTGGTGTATTTGTTACTTCTGACAATATTCCTAACCAAGCAGCAACTATTTGGAACCCACAGTCTGGTGTTTATAGCACTAATGGTCCTACTGTTGCTACTGCTCCTACAGCAGATGCTTCTGGAACTATTTATCGTGGCGTATCATTTTTGATCCCACAAGGATCAAACATTACTGATGTAATTATTGATGTTGGTGTTTTGCCAACTGATGGAACAGTAACAGCTAACTCTATTCAACCATACGTTTCTAACAAATTTGCTACTGCTACAGGTGTGTATGCAACGATGGCTGCTATTACTTCAGCAACTCGTGGCACTGCAACATTTGTAGGTACACAGTTAGATTACGCTTATGGCACATTACAAGACGTTCAAAATATTCAACCTGGTCAACAGCCTACATGGTTTAGCCAGATTGTTGTAACATTGAAGATCACCAATACTAGTTTAGTAGCTCCTACTTCTGGTCAAATTGCTGTGACATTGAAATATGCACAACAAGATATGAACATTGGTAATGCGACAACTTACCCATACGGTAACTTTGACTAATTAATCGAATAAATGGGGCGCACAGCTGAAGGTCGTTGCGCTTAAACGAGTGTCCTTAACACCGCCCCTTTTTATAACTTTAGGAGATTAATATGGCACAAAGCGCTAATGGAATACCTAGCACTAATAACTCGGTGCAGTCTATCAGCCGTCAAGCAAAATATGAACCGTTTGACTTGCAAGTATCTCGTGGTCAAATCAGTGGTCACACGCCTTTAAATATTTTTGGCTACGGCACAACTGGCACAACTGCTGGTTTATTTGTAACCATGTGGGAAAATTCTCCTACAACTAACTATGTATTTCCAGTATCAGCACAAGTAATGTACGTTGCTAGTACTGTAGGCGCTGGTGATTCAGGCGCATTAATTCAAGTGACTGGATTAGATGCAAACTACAACCCAATTTCTGAAGTCGTTGCATTAGGCGCAACCGCAGGTACAGGCGTAGCTACTACAAAATCATACTTTAGAATTAACAACATATCTGTTTCATTATCTTCAACAGTACAGCCTACTGGTGTTATTACCCTTCAAAACCAAGCTGCAACATCTGGTGCAGTTGAGTATGCCCAGATTAATACAGCTACTTTTAACGGTAGCACTATTAGCCTTGGCACATCCCAAATGTCGGTGTATACAGTTCCAGCAAATACTACTTTGCAGTTGACAAGATTTACTGCAAATAGTTCTTTTACTGGTAATACTGCAAACTATTGCACATATAGGGTTGTAGCACAATATCCATCAGTATTAAATTCTTCTGCCACATTGGTTCGCAGAGTGATTTTAAATACACCTTTTGTACAACAGTTTAATATTCAACGTACTTTTCCATTTGCATATCCAGCTGGTACGGATGTTCAATGGCAAATTGCCCCCAGTGCCACTACTGCTTGTACAGTAGGTATTAATATTGGTGGTGTTTTAATCGATAGCGGTATTTAAAAATGACTGCAACTTGGCAACGTAAAGAAGGCAAAAACTCAAATGGCGGATTGAATGCCAAGGGCCGTGCCTCTTTAAAAGCTGAAGGTCACAATATCAAACCACCGCAGCCTGAAGGTGGTTCACGGAAAAAATCTTTCTGTGCTCGTATGGAAGGCATGAAAAAAAGACTGACTAGTGCAGAAACGGCACATGACCCAGATTCAAGAATTAACAAATCGTTGCGTAAATGGAAATGTTAAAATGAGCGAAATGGACCCAATTTTAACCGCTAGAGAGCTAGCAACACACGCTAGTGACATTGAGCATCTTCAGGCTGATATGGACAAACTTGTTAAAGATATGGAAGATGTAAAAGAGTCCTTAGCAGCGATTCAAAGAATGCTGGGTGAGCAGGCTTCTGCTAAGAAAACATTGCATAATGTATTAACTATTGGCGCTGGCTTGGCTGGCGGTATTGTAGTTTGGATCCTTGATAGGTGGTTTAAATAATGGCTAAAAACGGATATGATCAAACTTACGAGAATGACCGTAAGGAAAATGAAGAGACTAAGGATTTGCCAAGACGTGCTGCTAGAGCGGCCGTTGATTTAGTTAAACCAAAAGAAACTAAACCTGATACTGGCGAGACTACAAATCCTATGGGTGATAAATATAAGTCAGGTGGTAAAGTGCGCTCTTCTGCATCTAAACGTGCTGATGGATGTTGTAACAAAGGATTTACTCGTGCCTAGTACCAGTAAAAAGCAGCACAATTTTATGGAAGCAATCGCCCATAATAAAGCGTTTGCGAAGAAAGTAGGAGTTCCTCAGTCGGTTGGCGAGGATTTTGTAGCGGCCGATAAAGGCAAACATTTTAAAAAAGGTGGAACTAACATGATGTCAAAAAAACGTATTAACCCAGTAGCAGCAATGATGGCAGCTCGTGCTATGCAAGCACCAGCTCCAATGATGGCCCCTCCACAAGGTGCTATGCCTGCTCCAGGCGGCATGAAAGAAGGCGGCTTGTCTAAAGAGCACCACAAGCATTTGGCTCACCACCATTTAGCTATGGCTGAGCATCACATGAAAGAGCATGAAGGACATCACAAAATGAAAAAAATGGCTTCAGGCGGCAAAGCTGAATCAATGGGCCCACGCTCAATGAAAGAAGATGTTGAAAAGGGTTCTAACAAAGAAACCAAATTTGGCGAATCTAAAGTTCAAAAACGTGGCCACACAGAAGACCGTCATCCAAAGATGAAAGAAAAAGGTCTAAATGATATTGGCACCGAAGGAATGAAGCATGGTGGCAAAGTTAAGAAAATGGCTCATGGCGGATCTACTTCTGCTCGTGCTGATGGCGCTGCTGTTCGTGGTAAAACAAAAACCAAATATTGTTAATTAGGAGAAGTATATGAAACCCCATGTAACTAAAGAGCATATGGAGCCAATGGCTGGTCCAGATATGGAGCGCCATGATGAGTTCATTTCTGAGCATGAAACTGAGAGCCATAAGCATCATAAGCATGAATTCAAAAAGCACAAAGCTTCGCATGAGCACCATATGGATCATGTAGAAAAAATGTGTCACGGTGGCAAGGCTCACAAATGAGAGCCAGTCGTGGAATGGGCGCAGTAAACCCTTCCAAGATGCCCAGTAGAAAGATTATCCAAAGAAAGGATAATCCTGATGCTGTTGCGATGTATGCAAAAGGTGGGGAAGTTTGGGATAAACCTCGTCCGAAAGGACTTGGAAAACCTAAGCATTTAAGTGCTGCTAAAAAGTCAAAAGCTAAAGCAATGGTGAAAGCTGCTGGCAGGCCTTACCCAAATTTAGTTGACAATATGAGAGCTGCAAGGAAAAAATAATGGCTGAAAAATGGATTCAACACGCTATTAAACGAGCTGGTGCTTTGAGAGAAGCGCTGCACGTAAAAGAAGGCCATAAAATCCCAGAAAAGAAGCTGGAAGCTGCCGCTAAGAAGCCTGGAAAGTTAGGTCAACGTGCTCGTCTTGCTGAAACTCTTAAAGGTTTTAAGCATAAATAATGACTACTACTGGAGCATCCGTATTTGATTTAAACATGAACGAACTCGTAGAAGAGGCGTTCGAGCGGTGCGGTGCTGAATTAAGAACGGGTTATGATTTAAGAACGGCTACTCGGTCATTAAATATTTTGACTGTTGAGTGGGCCAATCGAGGTATTAACCTTTGGACGGTAGAAGAAGGTCAGATCCCCATGAATACGGGTCAGATTACCTATCCATTGCCAATTGACACAATTGATTTATTAAGCCAAGTGATTCGTACTGGGACGCTGCAAAACCAGATCGACATTAACATTAGCCGTATTTCTGAAGATACTTACTCCACCATTCCTAATAAATTGGCCGTTGGCAGACCTATTCAAGTATGGATCAATCGTCAATCTGGTCAAACCAATCCTACGGCTTATACTCTTGTTGGCAACGGCTCTAATGGTAATGGCGGCATCTCTGCTACAGATACCACGATTCAGCTTACTCCAGCTGATTTAACGGGTCTTGCAGCCACTGGTTATATCAAAATAGACTCTGAGATTATCTACTATCCAAATGTCTCTACGACCTCTGCACAGCTGTTAAATTGCTATCGTGGACAGGCTGGCACAACGGCTGCAACACATGCCACTTCTGCGCCAATTAGCACAACCAATTTGCCGTGTATCAACGTCTGGCCTACCCCCAATTCACCAGGTAGTCAATACACATTTGTCTACTGGCGTTTGCGTAGAATTCAAGATGCTGGTTCTGGCGTTACAACCAACGATATTCCATTCCGTTTTATTTCAGCTTTAGTGGCTGGATTAGCATACTATTTATCCCAGAAGGTTCCTGGCGTTGATCCAAATAGAATAGCCATGCTGAAAGCAGACTACATGGAACAATGGACGCTGGCATCCGAAGAGGATCGTGAAAAAGCGCCCGTACGCTTTGTGCCACGAGCTTCTTTTTATACGGGGGGTAGACGGTAATGCCTGATTTAAAGCTTACCCCTCAAGAAAAAAATATTGTTCAATATCATAGGGATAATATTGCATTTAACAATGTTGGCACTGGCCCACAAGGAGAGCCTGTGACTGTATATAGCACAGGCGTAACTATGGATAGCGGGCCCCACAAAGGTAAGTCTGCATTAGTTCCTGGTTATATCCAAGGCAAACAATATGAAGATCCAGATCTTATTCGAGAATATTGGCGTACAGATATAAACAAAGGTAAGTTCCCTATTTATAATACTCCTGAAGAAGGAGATAAACGGGCTAAAGAAATACACAAAATTATGGACGAAGAAGTTGGCGCTGCTGAAAAAGCTGGTAGAGCATCAAAATCTGAACAATATAAAAAAGGCGGTGCGGTACAAGATAAATACCGCAAAGAAAAGTTAGTCAAAGGATATTCTGGTCAGCCCACTAGTCAGACTAGAGTATTTAATGGAACTATAGTACGTGGTCACGGCATCGAAACGAAGGGCAAGACTAAAGGCAGGATAGTTTAATGCCTAGTAAATATGCATCAGGCAAATATGCTATTGCCCAATGTGATAGATGTGGCTTTAGATACAAGTTGATGGATTTAAAGAAAGAAATTATCAAGACAAAACTTTATAATATTAAAGTTTGTCCTGAATGTTGGGATCCAGATCAGCCACAGTTGAGCTTGGGATTATATCCTGTGAATGATCCTCAGGCGGTGCGTGAGCCTCGCCCAGACGTAAGTTATCAAGTTGGCGGTACTTATGGGTTAATGACCAATCCATATGACCCAAATGTAAACGCTCTTGATAGTGCAGGCTACTCATCTGATGGCAGTAGGCAGATACAATGGGGTTGGAACCCTGTAGGTGGTGCAAGTTATTTTGACAGTTATTTAACTCCAAACTCCTTGCTTCCTGTTATAACAATCGGTACAGTATCAATTACAACGACTTAGGAGTATTAAAATGGATAAAGAAGATATCAAACAAGACAAAAAGCTCATTAAAAAAGCTTTTGGTATGCATGACAAACAAGAACATCATGGCGAACATACTGATCTTTCTGGCCTGAAAAAAGGCGGTAAGATTAAAAAGATGGCTAAAGGTGGCGTGACAGGCAAAGAAATGAAAGCTGTCGGCCGCAATATGGCCCGTGCTATGAATCAAAAATCAAGCTCAAGAGGTCGTTAATATGGCAACCGCAAAGAATGTAAAGCCTACAACCAAGAATAGCCCAAAGGTTACAATTGGTAAGAATAAATTTGCTGAACCAGCAGATACTTATGCCAATCCGCACACCAATAAAGAAAAGCATATTACTGGCCAAGAAGTGATGGATCGTGGTGAGTTTGTCCATACCAAATCAGCTAAAGATGCTAAGTTAACAGATCCTGTTAAAAGCGGTGTTTGCTACGCTGAAACCAAAGAAACTAAAACTTCTGGCATAGAAATGCGTGGCGCAGGCGCAGCAACTAAAGGACGCATGTCCAGAGGCCCAATGGCATGATGACATACCAGCAGCTGTGGCAAGCGATTCAAGATTACGCTGAAACCACAGAGTCACTCTTTGTAGCAAATATTCCCCTGTTTGTTCAGGAGGCGGAAGACCGCATCTATAATTCGGTGCAGATTCCTTCCTTACGGAAAAATGTTACAGGTAACTTAACTGCTGGTAATCCTTATTTATCGTTGCCAATGGACTATCTATCAACCTATTCATTGGCTATTATTGATAGTAGTGGCAACTACAATTACATTTTGAATAAAGATGTAAACTTTTTGCGTCAGTCATTCCCCAATCCAAATACCACTGGAATGCCTTATTGTTACGCCCTTTTTGGGTCACAGTTGGCTAATATCAATGAATTGTCATTGATTATTGGGCCTACGCCAGATTCCAATTACACGGCAGAATTGCATTATTATTACTATCCGACAACCATTGTTCAGGGTCAAATTAACATTTGGAATATTGTTAATCCAGGATCTAGCTATGCTGCTGGAACCTACGAAAATATACCGTTGACAGGCGGAACGGGTTCTGGCGCTATTGCCACGATTGTTGTTGGAAATACCAGCACGGTGACATCCGTTACCATTACTAATGGCGGTAATTACTATGTTGTTGGCGATCAATTAAGCGCTGCTACCACCAATTTGGGCGGTGGTACTGGTACAGGGTTTACCCTTACGGTTACTAGCATATCAAATGCTACAGGCACCAGCTGGCTTGGTGATAACTATGACCCAGTGCTTTTTTATGGCGCTATGCGTGAAGCGATGCTTTTCCAGCGTCAAGAGGCCGATGTTATTAAATCTTATGAAGAGAAGTACCAAGAGGCTCTTGCACAACTCAAACGCCTTGGAGATGGTCTGGAGCGTAATGATGCTTACAGACGTGGTCAAACTAGCCTACCTTATAACAGACTATAACTATGCCAATCTTCCAAGCCGCTTGTAATGTGTTCCAGCAAAATTTGCTCAATGGTAATGAGAACTTTACCAACGGCACTTATTACATTGCTTTATACAATGCCAATGCCAATTTGAACGCCACCACCACGGCCTATACCACAGTAAATGAGGTTACAGGAACGGGTTATACGGCTGGCGGAATACCATTAGTAATATCCCAGACCCCTACGATTAATAACCAATACAACACGACTTACGTGTCATTTCAAAACGCAGTTTGGAGTCCTGCTGCGTTTACTTGTAGGGGTGCATTGGTATATAATTACACTACAAAAGCAGCTTGTTTTGTGTTGAATTTTGGGTCTGATAAGACTTGTAACAACAGCTTTACGGTGACTTTCCCAGCAGCGACTTACTCGTCTGCTATTTTAACGATTAGTAGTTATACGGATGCAAACGTAGTCAGTTCAGGCGATTAAGGAGATTTCATGACTAAAGAATTATCAAATTTTGGCGATCAAGCCGTGGCAACATTACAAGCTAATGCTGTTATCCCAGAAGGTATGGGCGTAGAAGGTTACTACCATGTAGAGTGCCGTGATGCAAATGGCAATCTTAAATGGACAGATGACCTTCCTAACCTGGTTGTTGCCGTAGGTAAACAGCTAATGCTCAATACCTTATTGACAACATCTGGCACATATACCACTGTTGGACCATTTTTAGGTTTGATTTCTAATAGCTTTACTGCTTCAGCATCAGACACAATGGCTTCCCATACATGGACAGAGTTTACTAACTACACGGTTAGTGGTTCAGCAGTTCGTGGTACAGCCGTATTTGGCGCAGCAACCTCTACTGGTTCTACACCATCTAACGTAACTTCATCTACCGCTACTGCTATTACATACACTATTACTGGTGCTGGTGGTACTATTTATGGTTGCTTCTTGGTAACTGGTACTAGCGCTGTAAGCACACAAAGCTCAACAGCTGGTGTTTTATACAGTGAAGGATTGTTTAGTACAGCTAAAACAACTACATCTGGTGATACAGTTTCGGTAACATATTCGACTACTGCTACTAGCTAAGGAGCTTTAAATGGCTCTAGTGATAGCGGATCGTGTCCAGCAGCAGGGATCGGCCAATACTACTGTTAGTTTTACGCTCAGTTCGGGCGTAACAGGGTATCAATCGTTCTCTGTTATTGGTAACGGCAATACAACTTACTATTCTGCAACCGATGCTTCTGGTAACTGGGAGGTCGGTGTTGGAACCTATTCAACCACTGGACCAACATTAACTCGTACTACCATTATCTCCTCTTCCAATTCGGGAAGTGCTGTATCTACATTTGGTAACCCAGTAAACGTATTTGTTACTTATCCATCCGAAGACGCTGTATACGCAAACGGCACAGTATTAGTTGCTCCTAGTGGCGCATTACTACCAACCGCTAACGGTGGTACAGGAACATCAGGCTTAAGCGGATACGTTTACGGCAATGGTGGTTCTGCTATGACGGCTAGCACCACAATCCCTACTAGCGCTTTATCTGGCACTGTACCAATCGCTAATGGCGGAACAGGTCAAATTACAGCTAGCGCAGCATTTAACGCATTATCACCAATTACTACAACTGGTGATTTAATCATTGGTAACGGCACAAACAGCGCAACACGTCTTGGTATTGGCACTAGTGGATATGTTTTAACCTCTAATGGTACAACAGCTTCTTGGCAGACACTTCCTGCATCGGGCGTAACTAAAGCACAAAGTATTGCTTATGCCATGACCTTGGGCTTCTGAAAATTTAAAGGAAAATAAATCATGGCAAACCCAAACATTGCAGCACTAACCTCTATATATGGCAACACGGCTTATGTGGTTCCATCGACAACGGCAGCTACTGCTACATGGACTTATAACGGCTCAACATCACTCACTGGCTTAACACCAGCGTCTGGCACCGTTAATAAAATTACTGGATTGATTGTGTCTAACACAACTGCTTCAGCTGCTTATGCAACTGTTGGTGTGGGCAACAACGCCACGTTCGGCTCTGCTACAGTGATTGGCTACTTGGCTTATCAGATCTCTGTACCAGCCAACGCTTCTTTGATCGTGGTTGATAAAACCACTGATCTGTATATCACGGAGAATCAATCTGTTGGTGTGACTTCTGGTACAGCTTCTGCGCTGACCTACACAGCAATTTTTGAGGCAATCTCATAATTTATTATGAGTGAAAGATATGTAGGTGCTTGGCTTACTGATGGCGGATTTAATCCGCTGACTGCGCCTACGCCTAGTTACACATATAATTTATACGCTTGGGGGGATAATTCTCAAGGTCAATCAGGTCTTGGAAATACAACAACATATTCATCACCTAAACAAGTTGGCTTTTTAGCCAATTGGTTAAGTGTTTCTAGTGGCATGTATTTTACAATGGCAATTAAAACAGACGGCACACTTTGGACTTGTGGATACAATACTGTTGGCCAACTAGGACTTGGAAACACAACTAATTACTCTTCACCCAAACAAGTAGGCGCATTAACAAATTGGCTAAACGGTTCTTGTGGAACCAATTATTGTGCGGCAATAAAAACTGATAACACCCTTTGGACATGGGGTGGCAATACCACTTTTGGGCAACTAGGTTTAGGAAATAGAACAAGCTATTCCTCACCAAAACAAGTTGGATTACTGACTAATTGGTTGATTGTTTCATGCGGTCAGTATCATACAATGTCTATTAAAACTAACGGAACATTATGGGCTTGGGGAAGAAGTGACTCTGGTCAGTTAGGGTTAAATAACGGAACATATTATTCTTCTCCTAAACAAGTTGGATCTCTTACTAACTGGGCAAATATTGTTTGCGGAACTGGTTGTTCTATCGCTATAAAAACAGATGGGACATTATGGGGTTGGGGAATAAATACAAGTGGTCAATTGGGTATAGGCACTTATACCAATATTTCTAGTCCACAACAAATTGGCGCTTTAGCAACTTGGTCAAAAATAGCCACAGCAAGTGTAAGCACTTTTGCAATTAAAACCAATGGCTCTTTGTGGGGTTGGGGGTCAAGCAACTATGGACAATTAGGCATCAACAACACAACAAATTATTCATCTCCAAAACAAATTGGATCTTTAACGACTTGGAACACTGTCACAGGGTTAAGATATTCTACTTTAGCAATAAAAACTGACGGAACCCTATGGTCTTGGGGCCAAAATAGTACCGGTCAATTAGGAATAGGAAATACAACAGCATATTCATCTCCAAAACAAGTGGGACTTTTAACTACATGGGCTGTGCTACCTAAAGGTACACAAACAACTTCAGCTTTTGGATTAGCTTACTAATATGCCAATAACCTACCCCTACATCCAATACGGTGGCATCTGGACAACAAGCCAAGCCACTGATGCCGTTGCCTCTGGCACTTGGGCTGTTCCACCTACGCCTAAGTTATATGCTTGGGGCCAAAATAATTATGGACAATTAGGATTAGGAAGCACAACAGCTTACTCTTCTCCTAAACAAGTTGGCACATTAACCACGTGGCTAACCGTATCTAGCGGTCTTTATTTTGCTGCAGCTATTAAATCCGATGGCACTCTTTGGATGTGGGGAAGAAATAATCAAGGGCAGTTAGGATTAGGAAATACAACATCCTACTCATCTCCAAAACAGGTTGGAGCGTTAACGAATTGGTCAAAAATATCAACTGAATTTAGTAGTGCAGCCACACCATTTACTGTAGCAATTAAAACTGATGGAACACTTTGGTCCTGGGGGTACAATGCTCAAGGCCAACTTGGCCTTGGAAATCAGACTTATTATTCATCGCCTAAACAAATAGGCGTGTTAACAAACTGGTTAACTTTATCTAATCAATATAATCACGTAATCTCTGTTAAAACCGATGGTACTTTATGGGGTTGGGGTGGTAATGCCCAAGGACAACTTGGGCTTAATAATCGGACCAATTATTCATCTCCTAAACAAATTGGAGCCTTAAATAATTGGTCTGTCGCTACAGCAGCAACAAATGCTACTTTAGCTATTCAAACCAACGGAACTTTATGGGCTTGGGGTTTTAGTTCGTTTGGGCAATTAGGAAGAGGTGGAAATGGAAAATATTCTTCTCCAGTACAAGTGGGTTCCCTTACTAATTGGCTAAACATAACTAGCAGTAGATATAGTATGCTGGCAACAAAAACCGATGGTACTCTATGGTCTTGGGGATTTAACAGTTTTGGACAATTAGGTTTGGGTAATACAACAAACTATTCATCTCCAAAGCAAGTTGGGTCTTTAACCAATTGGTCAACAATAAGTGGCGGAAGATATGTATTTGCTAGTATTAAACCAGACGGCACTCTTTGGATGTGGGGAAATAATACTCAAGGTCAATTAGGCTTTGGAAACACAACATATTATTCATCGCCAAAACAAGTTGGATCTTTAACTTCTTGGTTAAATATTTCAGCAAATTATGGCACTTTAGGCATTGCAAAAACATAATGCATACCTTGTTCGTACTCATTTTTGTGTATACTAATCCCCCCAAGAGGAGGATATACCCATGAAAAAAACATTACATTTTCTGTCTGGAATTCCACGTTCAGGCTCTACAGTATTAGCTGCTATTCTTAACCAAAACCCAGAAACCCACGTCAGCACAACTTCTGGCTTGGTTCATGCGCTAGATGGTCTTGCCAATACTTGGCATTCTGCTGGGTTACTTAATGAAAACGACCCAGACCGCAAGAAGTTAGCGCAGACTATGCGTGGCATGATTGATGCGTTCTATGAGGACACTGATAAGCCCGTAGTAATCGACAAAGGTCGTGGTTGGCCTATTCCCATCATTATGGGCGCTATGACTCAGGTATTAGGTCACGCACCAAAGATCATCGCTACAGTACGCCCTGTACCAGACTGTATGGCTTCTTTTGTACGAGTAGCAAAGCCCGAAGACCTTGATGAGTTCATGTACTCAGGACAGTTGGCTGACCACTTAAAGGCAGCTTATATCTCCCTACAGCAAGGCTATGAAGCCATGCCAGAGAACTTCCTGTTTGTAGAGTACGACAACCTACTCGCAGACCCTAAAAAAGAATTAGACCGCATCCATGAGTTCCTTGGATTAGCGCCATTTGAGTATGACTTGTCTAACATTGACGGCACACCAGTAAAAGAAGATGACGAGAACCTACATGGTTACGCTGGTATGCACGACATCAAGCCAGAGCTAAAGAAACAGCACTCAGACCGCTCGCAAGATCTATTAAAGCATCACTACAATCAGTTCTGCCAGCCAGAGTTCTGGAATGACAACAAGCGCACTATGCCTGAGTTAGATGACTTAGACTTGCAGTTAGCCGCTGGTAAAATCGGTGACTTTGTTGAGGGATGGAGACTATCTGAGAAGCTACATGCCGAGCGCCCAACAGACCATCGTGCAGCCTATAACCGTTCATGGTACTTACTCAAGCAAGGAAAGGTGCGGGAAGGCTATAAAGAGATGGATCGAGGACGTTTCTGTGGAATCATTGGCGAGCGTCATCCAGACACCCCAATGCCAGAATGGGACGGGCGTTCTAAAGGCACAATCTTGCTCTATTGCGATCATGGATTAGGCGATCAGATCCATCAAGTACGCTATGCTAAAGACTTAGTTGCCCGTGGTAATAAAGTGATTGTTTGCTGTTCTGGTCAACTGGCGCAGTTGTTTTCCCAAGTTGAAGGTGTGTCTGCTGTGATTCAGCATGGTGCTGAGTATGGTATTTACCATGACTTTTGGGCGTTTGCTATGGTAGCTCCAAACTACCTTGGCTATGAGATGAGTGACCTTAAAGGCGCACCATACATTCCTAAGCCAAACGTCATCAAAGGCCGTAAAAAGCGCATTGGATTGCGTTGGCAGGGTAACTCTAAGTTCGAAGATGACCATAACAAGAAGTTCCCATACAACTTGTTATTTAATGCGGTACAAGGTGCTGACTATGAGTTCATCTCATTGCAGCGTGACGAAGGCGCAGATGCTTGCCCACCATGGGTAAAACGGGTATCATTAGATAGTTGGCAAGATACCCAGGCAGCAGTAGCGTCTTGTGACTTGGTGATCTCGTCATGCACCTCAGTAAGCCATTTGGCAGCCGCTATGGGCATTGAGACTTGGGTAGTTATTCCAGTGATGGGTTACTACCTGTACGCTTTAGATGGCGATACATGCCCGTACTACGACAACATGACCTTGTTCCGCCAAGAAGTATTTGGTGAATGGCAAACTCCGTTTGATCGCATTAAGGCTAAACTAACAGTAGAAAAACCACAGATAAGAATGGTAAGTTAATGAGCTATCGGTATTCTAATTCCTTCATTGACCCAGGGTTAAACACCCTGACTAGTCCATCCCCCTCTGGATCATACACCCAATATGGAGGCATCTGGAAACTCTCCGCAGCAAGCGCAGCTCAGGGGGCTGGCACTTGGGCTACTCCGCCAGCTCCTCATCTATTAAGTTGGGGAAATAATAATAACGGCCAATTAGGCATTAGTAACATTACTAATTATTCTTCTCCTAAACAAGTAGGAGCATTAACAAATTGGTCTGTTATTTCTGCTCAAAATATTGCGTTTGTTTCCATTAAAACAGATGGTACTTTATGGTCTTGGGGCGCTAATAATTTGGGTCAATTAGGAAACGGTAATACTACCAAATATTCATCACCAAAACAAGTGGGCGCTTTAACAAACTGGTTAAAAGTTTCTTGCGGTTCTTACCATGCGGTCGCCATCAAAACTGATGGCACAGCTTGGGTATGGGGATATAATTATTCTGGTCAATTAGGTATTTCAACAAACGCTGGTGTAGTTACCGCTGGAGCAACATCGCCTGTTCAACTAGGAGCGCTGACAAATTGGTCAAAATCTTTTTGTGGCGGTCAAAATTCTTTTGCGATTAAAACAGATGGCACTCTATGGGCTTGGGGAAATAACGGTCAAGGTCAACTAGGCTTGGGAAATAGAACAAATTATTCATCTCCAAAGCAAGTTGGTTCATTAACAAATTGGCTTAGCATTGCATCTGGTTATTATTTAACAGTTGGATTACAAACAAATGGCACAATTTGGTCTTGGGGGCAAAATAACTACGGGCAATTAGGCCTTGGAAATACAACATCCTACTCATCTCCTAAGCAAGTTGGGTCTCTTACTACATGGCTAAACGCAACAGCAACTTATGGTTCTGTAACTGCTATCAAAACTGACGGCACTCTCTGGTCTTGGGGGTATAACACAGCTGGCCAATTAGGTATAGGAAACACAACCAATTATTCGTCCCCTAAGCAAATAGGATCCCTAACCAATTGGGCTGTAATATCTGGGGCTGGCGCTTCTCAAGCAGCAATATATGGCATTAAATCAGATGGCTCTTTATGGGCTTGGGGGTATAACGCTCAGGGGCAATTAGGACTAGGAAACATAACAAATTATTCTTCTCCAAAACAAGTTGGTTCATTAACTACATGGTCAACAATTTCAATAAGCCAAAATTCAACATTTGGTATAGCAAAAACTTAACAAAAGGAGTATTAACATGGCATTATATGTACAAGTATTAAACAATGAAGTTAAACAGTGTATCGACACCTTACCTGCTGAAGGCGTAGGTAATGCTGGATGGAAGAACGCAATTGAAGTTCACCCAACCATCATTCCAAATCGTCAAGGTTACACAGCGCACACATTTGATCTAACTCAAGATCCAGTGCAAATCGTGTACGGCACATTTGACATTCCTGTAGCAGATCGTCAGGCTGGCATGATTGCTAACGCTAATTTTGAAGTAAGTCAATTACTCCAAGGTATGGCACGTGATCCATCTATATTTGATGCGACTAAAGTATCTGCTGCTCAGTCTGCTGCTGCGACCAAAATTGCGGCTATTGAAGCTGCTACAACGCACGACCAATTGGATGCTATTCAGTGAAACTAAATTTGGGTTGTGGGTACAATAAGTTTGATGGCTACGTCAATGTAGACCATGATTCCCTGTGCCAGCCCGATATCGTTGCAGACCTAGAAGACCGATTGCCTTTTGAAGATAACTCGGTGGATGAGATTATTATGTATCACGTCTTGGAGCATTTGGGTCAGGATGTAAAGACTTACTTTTCTATATGGAAAGAGCTTTACCGCATTCTCAAAAATGACGGAGAGTTGAAAATTACGGTTCCCCACTGGAACCATGAAAACTTCCATCACGATCCTACCCATGTCCGCAAAGTGACTCCTGTTGGCGTTAATATGTTTAGTCAAAAGAAAAATCGCCAGACGATTGAAGAAAATGGTCAAGAAACAACACTAGGGTTACAACTAGGAATAGATATAGAGGTTGTTGGCGTACACTATGATTTATCGCCTTGGTTCCAGCAAGCTATGCAGGGTCAACCCAGAGAAATAGTGGAAAGGGAAATGGGGCGATATAACAATAGTTGTCATCAAATCCACATCTATGCAAAGGCGATTAAATGAAAAAGATCCTCATCATGGGCTTGCCAGGTTCTGGTAAGACTTATTTAGCACAAGCATTAAAAGCTTATTTAGAAGAGCATGGGGAAATGTCCTATGCTAGAGCATTACAAGAGCATATTGTTGATCTTGGTTGCCAAGTGACTTGGTTCAATGCCGATGAAGTGCGTAAGAAATATAACGACTGGGATTTCTCAAAAGAAGGGCGTATTCGTCAATCTCTACGCATGGCTGAGTTTGCGCTGTCCGCTGGCGGTGATTATGTGATCTGTGATTTTGTAGCGCCCTTGGTTGAGATGCGTAACAACTTCAAAGCAGACTGGACAATCTGGGTCGATACCATTGACGCTGGTCGGTTTGAAGATACCAACAAAGCGTTCGTGCCTCCAGAGGTGTACGACTTCAGAGTAACGGAACAAAACTGCGAGAAATGGGCTGAGTTCATTGGCAACCACATTATTGAGAATCGCAGACGCCCTACCTTTGATTGGCAAAAAGAGACAGTACAAATGTTAGGCAGGTGGCAGCCGTGGCATGTGGGCCACAGAGCGCTATTTGAACGCTCTATAGCTAAGACTGGTCAAGTAGTTATTCAGATTCGTGACTGTCAAGGCTGGCAGGGTTCCAACCCATTTGCCATAGAGCAAGTTAAGGGCTATATCAAGCGTGATCTAGATCCGTTGTATCAAGGACAGTATGAAATCCAAGTAGTGCCAAATATTGTAAATATCACCTATGGACGTGATGTTGGCTATAAAATTGAGCAAGAAAGCTTTGATAAATCAGTAACTGATATTAGTGCTACAAAAATCCGCAAGGAGATGGGAATTGAGTGATAGCCCCGTTAGAAGCTTAGCTAAAGCCATTTCTTGGAGGGTTACAGGAACGCTAGATACCTTTATAATTAGCTGGATTATAACTGGTCAAGCGCTATTGGCTTCTAGCATTGCTTTAACCGAGATTATGACAAAAATATGCCTGTTTTGGCTTCATGAACGGGTTTGGAATAAGATTAACTTCGGTAGACAATAATGTTTGGAATAACAGCCTTCGCACAATCTCCTTATGCCAGTTTAGGCGGCAATAGTTATCAGCTTTCTATTACGGAAGCTACGGTAGCTGTTGCCGATGCTAACAGCGAAGCAGATCAATTTTTTGAGGGCATTGTAGAAGGCTTTACTGCGGCAGATAGTAATACACAAAGTTCCGCTTTCTTGGATACTTTGATTGAAAATATTACGATGGCCGATTCTGAAACGGCCGCACAAACATCCAGTTTAAGTATTGCTGAAAATTTCAATCCTTTAGAAAATGAAGTGATTGGTTCTGCTTATACATTCTCATTATCAGAGAATGTCAATATGGCGGAAACAGAAACCTATGTTTATCTCATAGGGTTTACCATTACCGAAAATGTAAGTATGGCAGATTCTTATGTGGCTAATGCTGCTTTATTTAATAGCATTACTGAAAACTTTAGTGTTGGAGATGTCAACAGCCAGGCAGACGCTTTCTTTGATTCAATTGTTGAAGGACTTGGTGTTGCCAACTCCCAGGCGGTACAGGCTGCTTTAAAAGACAGTATTACAGAAAATATTGGTATGGCAGATTCTTATGTATTCGGATTTATAGCATCCGTTACAGAGAATGTTGGAATGGCAGATTCTAATACAGCTGCGTTGGTCATTACATTTACTATTGCTGAAAATTTCAATATTGCTGATAGCTATAGCTCTCCATTCCATTTCCTTGATTCTATTATAGAAAATGTCAACCTGGGCGATTTGAATAGTACCACGGATTGGATTAAAATTAACGACAATCAGACCCCAAATTGGGTACAAATTAACAATAATCAGTAAGGATTAACATGGCAGAATCGTACTCAACATCACTAAGATTAACCCTGATTGGGGATGGTGACTTATCTGGCACATGGGGTGACGTAACCAACGCTAACATTGGAACCCTTTTGGAAGAGGCCATTTGTGGCGTTATTTCAGTACCAATGGGTGATACTAACTATACCCTGCAAAGTTTAAACGGAGTAAAAGACCAGGCTAGGGCTGCCGTCATTGTAGCTACAGGCGCTAACACGGCCGTACGTCAAGTAATTGCCCCATTGGTTCCTAAACTGTATATTCTGAATAACTCTACTACTGGCGGTTATAACGTCACCATTGGTGGATCAACAGGCTCTGTAGTCACAGTTCCAGCTGGTCAATCGGCTCTTGTTTATTGCGATGGCACAAACTTTTATAACGGTATTACCGTGGCAGCATCAGCCGCAACTACCTTGGGCGGAGGAGCAGCCAATCAAATCCTATACCAAGCCAGTACAAGTAATACTCAATTTATCACGGCCCCTACCACAGCCAATTCTTTTTTATACTGGACAGGATCTTCTTTTTCATGGAGCACAATTAGCGCAACTTTGACAGTTGGCTTATCAGCCATTAGTGGTGGTACTTCTGGTTATGTTCTTTACAACAATGGTGGTGTTTTAGGAAATTCAGCCGTAACAGGATCTGGAACTGTTGTTCTAGACAATAGCCCATCATTTACAGGAACTCCTACATTTGCTTCTGCTCCTACCGTTGGCGGTTATTCTGTGTTGACAACCAATACTGGCGTATCTGCTGGTGGTAACAATACCTTTACTGGCACCAATTCATTTAGCACGGCTCCAACAGTTGGCGGCTATAGCGTAGTAACAACCAATAATTTATCTGGGTATGCTCAATTAAGTGGCACAAATAACTTTACTGGAGCAAATAACTATAGTTCTACAGCTAGCATAACCGCAACAGGAACCAACGCAGGTAACCAGCGTATTGGTGTAACTTACAGCACTTATAGTTCTGGACTTTCAGCTGTGTCATTGCAACTTGCTGGTAATGGTGTTGGAGTTTTATTTGATACAAGTACTTATAGTTTGGGTCTTTTAAATGGCTTTGGAGGTGGTAGTGGTACATATTTATCAATAACTCCTATAAGTGGTGCTATTGGATTAAGTAATAATACTTTATATACATCCGCTGTTGATGCTATTAAAGGTGGTAGTTCTACTGCGTGGATTGCTACGTCAGACATTCGCCTTAAAAATAATATCCAAGACTATACAAAAGGTCTTG